TGCGTACCTGCCCTCGCTATACGCACGTTATGAAGAAGACTTACGAAGAAATACGCGCATTACAGGTAAATGGGTTCTACGCAGACATAGAACTACCGGAACCAACGCGTGATATTACGGACATTGAAGAAAAATACAACGAGATGGACGGTACAGAGCCTGTTTACAGCGATGACCCACGCCACACACTGCTAGAAATGCACGTAGATATCATACTACCCGAGCCGTTTGACGATCCTGACGGTTTGGCGCTTCCATTTGTGATTACAATGGACAAATCATCACGTTCAATCCTAGCAATCCGCCGAAATTGGTACGAAGATGACAAGAAGAAGCGGAAACGCAGTCATTTCGTACATTACCCATACCTACCGGGAATGGGCTTCTACGGTACAGGCTTGATTCACACCATAGGTGGGTTGGCAAAGTCCGCTACGTCCATCATGCGGCAGCTTATCGACGCTGGGACACTATCTAACCTACCAGCAGGGCTAAAGTCTCGTGGTATGCGGATCAAAGGGGACAATACACCCCTGATGCCCGGAGAATTTAGAGATGTTGACGTTCCGGGCGGGGCAATAAAGGACTCTATTACCTTCCTACCATACAAAGAGCCGTCACAGGTGCTGTATACCCTCCTAAACAACGTGGTTGAGGAAGGGCGGCGCATTGGCTCTGTAGGAGACATGCAAGTAGGTGATATGAACGCACAGGCTCCTGTAGGCACCACACTGGCGCTCATGGAACGGTCTATGAAGGTTATGTCAGGCGTACAAGCGCGCCTACACGCGGCTATGAAGGAAGAACTACGTATTCTGGCCCGTATTGTGCATGACTACATGCCCTCTGAGTACGCATATGAGATGGATGAGCCTGCGGATCGCGCAGCAGACTTTGATGGACGTGTAGACGTAGTACCCGTGTCTGATCCTAACGCCGCTACTATGGCGCAGCGTATTATGCAGTACCAAGCGGCCCTACAGCTATCACAACAGGCACCACAGCTATATGATCTAGGTAAGCTGCACCGCCAAATGCTTGAGGTTCTGGGCATTCCAGACGCGTCAGATATCATTAAGCTACCTGAAGATATCAAGCCTGCCGATCCTGTGTCCGAGAATATGTCTATAATGAAGCAAGAGCCTGTAAAAGCGTTCTCGTATCAAGACCACGAAGCACACATTATGACCCACATGGCGGCGCTACAAGACCCCAAGATACAGCAGATTGTAGGTCAGTCACCGTTTGCAGGGGCCATATCAGCGGCTATGCAGTCTCACGTCACAGAACATATAGCATTGCAGTATCGCAAAGAAATTGAAGCGCAGCTAGGCACAGAGCTACCTGACCAAGATGAGCCACTACCGGAGTCCGTAGAGCGCGAACTGTCTAAGGTGGTTGCACAGGCGGCAGGACAGCTACTCAAGAAGGATCAAGCCGAGGTAGCCGCAACAGAGAACGCCAAACAACAGGCTGATCCGTTAACGCAGATTCAACAAAAAGAACTCGCTATGAAAGAGCAAGAGCTGCAGCATAATATAGAAATGGATAAGGCCAAGCTACAGCTTGATATGGAGACTAAACGGGCGAATGTCGGTCTCCAAGAAGGTCGTATGGAAGCTGACAACGCTAAAGCAGCGGCTAACATACAGCTAAAAGTAGCTGAGTTGCAGACAGAAGAAGATACCACAGCTATTAAACTAGCTATGGAAGCAGCTAGAGACATAAACGATAGGGACTAAAATGACTTTAACTAAAGGCAATAAAAAGACAGTTAAGAAGGTTGTAAAGGGCTTGAAGAAAGCCTCTAAGCTACACGCTAAACAAGCTGGCACACTAAACAGAATGGTTCGTTCTTCTAGGAAGAAGGTTTAGATACGTGGAGCAGAGCATATTCCTAACGGTGTTGAACCGTATAGAGGAACAACGCAGTGCGATACGTCATCATCTAGCAGGTGGTGGCGCTACAAATGACAGAGAATACTGGAAGTTTGTAGGTGAGTATGAGGCGCTGGGCAACATAACTGAAGAGATTAAAGAAGTAGAACAACGGTATATTGATCCATAGAACTTTTAGTTGTATGGCAAAGTTACGTGGATAATCCACGCAGAGGCGCTGTGAGCCTTTAATCACTGCTAGGAGAGTAAAATGTACGCGGCGAACAAGTTGGAAGATAGCGAACTACAGGCTAAACTTCCAGAGCCTAAAGGCTTTAAAGTTTTAATTGCAGTCCCAGAACTAGATGGAAAGACAGAAGGCGGCGTTATTATGCCTGATGCTCTTAAATCTATGGAAGAGACAGCATCTATCATTGGGTTTGTTATAAAGACCGGACCCGAGGCTTACACAGACAAAGAGCGGTTCCCCAGTGGACCCTACTGTGAAGAGGGAGACTTTGTAATCTTCCGTTCCTACTCAGGCACTAGATTTAAAGTGATGGGTAAAGAGTTTCGTATTATCAATGATGACACCGTAGAAGCGGTGGTAGAAGACCCACGGGGGTATAGCAGAGCATGAGTGGCGCAGAACAAGCTGTAGAAGATACAGGCACCGTAGAAGTTAACATGGATTCGTCTGAAGACATTGTTGTAGAGATTGAAGATGATACTCCTGAAGAGGATAAAGGCCGACCACGCCGAGCTAAAGGTGAAGAGGCTGACATTCCAGAGGACGATGACTTACAACAACACAGTGAGTCAGTTCAGAAGCGGATCAAGAAGCTAAAGTTTGAGTTTCACGAAGAGCGTAGACGCAAAGAAGAAGCGGAACGTGAACGTGAGGCTGCTGTACAGTACGCGCAGAATGCTAAGAGTGAGGCTGATAACCTACGCAAAAACCTGTCTGAGGGCGAAGGTGTCCTCATTACACAAGCTAAAGCGCGTAACAGTTCTGAACTTACACAGGCTAAAGCAGCTTACAAGCAAGCGTATGATGCTGGTGACTCCGACGCGGTAGTTGAAGCTCAGTCAGCTATGGTAAAACTACAGACCGAAGCTGACCGCATTGAAAACTGGAAGCCTAGATCACCAGAAGCTCCGCAGCAACAGCAGGCACCTGCAGCAAGACCTCGCGCACCTGAACCTGACAAGAAGGCGCAAGAGTGGGTAGCTAAAAATCCTTGGTTTACCGAAGACAAGGCTATGGAGCGATACGCTATGCTTGTGCATCAGGAGCTAGTAGAGGAAGGAGTTGATTCTTCTTCTGATACATACTATAGTCGAATTGATGGTGCCATGCGGCAGCGTTATCCAGATAGGTTTGACGATGTTACCGAGGACAGAAAACCGCAACGTCAAGCTGGCTCCGTGGTGGCCCCCAGTGGTAGAAATACTGCTACATCACGCAACACGGTTAAACTGACCTCTTCTGAGGCCGCTATCGCCAAGCGACTTGGAGTACCACTAAAAGATTATGCGGCGCAAAAACTAAAGGAACTGAATAATGGCTGATCGCAAACCCCGCTCTTTGAACACCCGTGAAACAGGTGAACGTAGAAAACCGTGGAAGCGCGCATCTATGTTACCAACCCCCGAATCGCGTGACGGACTTTCGTTCCGTTGGATTCGCACATCTACCTTGGGTACAGGTGACATGACCAATGTTTCACAAAGGTTCCGAGAAGGGTATGTAGCTGTGAAAGCAGAAGACTATCCTGAGTTGCAAATTATGTCTGATATTGACTCGCGCTTTAAGGACAATATTGAAGTCGGTGGGTTATTGCTTTGTGCAATCCCTACAGAATTGCAAGAAGACCGAGAATACGGTCAGTTGGAGACTGCACAACATCAGTCCGACGCCGTAGATAGGAATTTCATGCGGGAATCCGACCCTCGTATGCCCGTAATGCCTTCTGAACGGTCTACTCGTACCTCGTTTGGCAAGTAGCTAGACTACTTGTTGTAAGTAAACTCGTAATAGAGGAGAGACTTAAATGGCTCTTACATCTACTCCATACGGTTTGCGCCCTATTAATGCGATTGGTGGGCGTCCCTTTGCGGGGTCAACTCGCCAATTACCCATTACTTCTGGGTTCAACACCGCTATCGCCAACGGAGACCTTGTAGCAGTAGCTGCCAACGGCACTATTGTTAAGGTCACTGTTGTTGGCACAAACGCCAATCCGTTCCCTACTGGTACTGTTGGCATCTTCCTTGGTTGTTCGTACACTGATACTGTTCGTGGGTTTACTCAGAACAATCAGTGGCCTGCAGGCCAAGTTGCTGCCGATGCTCAGGCTTATATTTGTGATGACCCTAACGCGTTGTTCCAAATCCAAGCTGACGCTGCCGTAGCGCAAACTCTGATGCACAGCAACTTTGCTATTA